CGAGCGTTGAAAACGCTTTGCGAAATCTAAACGGCGCTGCTGGATTTATTCGTAAACACGTTAGCAGCACAGGCAACCGAAACTGGTACGAACTAACAGCCAAGGGCCGCCGCGCATGAGCAAGAAACGCAATTTTCGCTGTCCCGACTGTTGGCGGAGCTACCCCAGCGCGGAGGCCGTTATGCGGCACCAAGTGAAGGCGGAGGGCCGCTGCATCGACAGCGCGCCCACATACGTCGCAGGCAGGATCAAACACGAACGCGCAAAATACAATAAGGAGGATGCGGAATGATGTATAACGTGCTGAGAAGCTACACAGTCTGCGAGTGCCACGAAGTAGACGCTACTGACGAGGATGCCGCAATTCAATTAGTTGAAGACGGGCTTAATGACTACTTCGTTGATAGCTACGACGATGATTACGTCCGCGACGACAACGGTAAAATTATCTACACCGTGGAGGATGTGGAATGAAGATATGCACCGTCGACTTAGAGACGTACTGGTCAGTCACACACTCGCTGAGCAAAATGTCCCCCATCGCGTACTGTATGCACCCCGACACGGAGATCATCAGCTGCGCGTTCAAGTTCGATGACGAACCCACCGAGGTTGTCTTTGGCGAGGCGAACGTGATTGCGTACGCTAGCAAGGTCGACTGGTCACAATACTGGGTCGTCGGGCATAACCTTTCGGGCTTCGACTCTATGATCCTGTCGTGGCGTATGGACATCAAACCTAAACTCTGGGGCTGCACCCTCGCTATGGCGCGGCCTATCCACGCGAAGGACGTTGGCCTATCACTCGCCAAACTCGTGGCGCACTACAAGCTGGGGTACAAAGACCAGTCGGCGCTGATCGCCACCAAGGGTAAACACCTGTGTGATTTTACTGAGCAAGAGATTGCTGACATGGGTAGATACAACGTCGCCGACGTAGACCAGTGCTACGAGTTACTGCGACGACTCATCAAGCAGACCCGCCGCGAAGAGGTCAAGCTGATCGACATGACAATCCGTATGCTGGTGGAGCCACAGTTCGAATCCAACACTGCGTTACTCCAGCGCACCTTAATTGAAGAAAGTGTGCGTAAGAAAGCTATGCTGGTGGAAGCGTCTAAGATTTTAGACACCTACGACCCCCTAGAAAGTGCTAACGTGAATGCAGATGCCGCGTTGAAATTACTGTCGTCGGCTGCTAAGTTTGCGGTGTTCCTGCAATCCCTTGGAGTACCTGTTCCCACCAAGGTTTCACCCCGTACCGGTAAAGAAATTCCGGCGCTGGCCAAAACTGATGAGGACTTCATTGCGTTGCAGGAACACGACAACCCCATTGTCGCCAACGCGGCTGCGGCCCGACTAGAGGCGAAGTCGACTATCTTGCAGACACGCATCCAAGCGTTCCTCGACGCAGCCGCCGCACACCCGCAGTCCAAACTACCGATCCCACTCAAATACTACGGGGCCGACACCACTGGCAGATGGAGTGGCTGGGGTTATAACCCACAGAATTTACCACGCATCAACCCGTACAACCCTCGCCCGTCGGACGCACTGCGTAAGTCGCTCGTCGCTCCACCGGGCCACAAAGTCGTCGTCGCCGACCTGTCCGGGATCGAGCTACGCGTCAACCACTTCTTATGGCAAGTCCCGTCTAGTATGGATATGTTCAAGGCTGACCCTGAGAAAGCTGATCTGTATAAGGACTTCGCCAGTAAACTTTACGACATCCCGTTCGATGAAGTGACCAAGGTCCAACGCCAAGTCGGTAAGGTTGCGCACCTTGGGTTAGGTTTTGGGGCTGGATGGAAGACCTTTATGACTGTTGCCAAGCTCATGGGCGGCGTCGACATCACCGAGGACGAGAGCCGAGACATCGTCAACCGCTGGCGCGATACATACAGCGAGATCACTTCGGGCTGGCGGACGTGCCACGGCGCGCTGCCAACGATTATGCAGGGTGCAACAGGCAAAGCCGTCGACCCGTGGGGCATGGTCTACCCTGTCCCCGAAGGTCTCAAGACACCCAAGGGAATCATCCGCTACCCAGACCTACGCACCGAGCGTAACGAAGACGACAATCGCATGGAGTTTATCTACGGCAACGGGCGCAACAAGGCGCGAATCTATGCGGGTAAGATCGACGAGAATATCGTCCAACACCTCGCCCGGTGTGTGATCGCTGACAACGCGTTAACAGTACAAAAGGTTACTGGTTTAGACCCGGCTTTGATGGTTCACGATGAATTAGTCTATGTGGTTCCCGAAGATGAGGCCCAACCGCTACTAGATGTAGTGCAAAAGGTAATGCGCACACCGCCACTCTGGTGGCCAGAGCTAGTGACATGGAGCGAAGGCGACATTGCGGATACATATGGTGATGCTAAATAACATGTTTACACGCGTTCATATAAGTGCGCACACTACCGTATACACGTAAACAGATAACAGGGAGTAAGAAAAATATGAGACTAATTCTTGAACGTCAGGTCTGCTATCAGCGGCAAGCAAAACGCCGCCATCAGTCGATCAGTGGGTGTTACCCACGGGGTCCGAAGATTAAGACACCAACAGGCCCACCAACGATTCTACGTGGGGGGAAGTACATGACCCGAGTAGGCGGTGGTGTGCGCAGTAGGTTTGAATTAGCGCCTACCGTTGGGAAGTACATGACCCGAACGGGTGGTCTTAAATTAGCATTAGCGTTGATCGCCAGTGGTGGAAAAATCCTCATTGACTGGTCGCGAAAAAATCGGATGACGGTAAATGGAATATACACCAACTAACGAAGTACGGGGATGCACGGAGTTCTTTCTAAGGAACCCCAACGCTATCTCAAAATGGCTCAACACAGCAGATAAACATATGCAAAGCTATGTGGCCAACCCCGAACTATTTTTACTTGCTAAACAACACGAGGTTTTACGACCGCTTGTTATGGCATACGCCAACGACCTTGGAGGTTTTGCTCAATACTTGCTGGAGCTTCGGGGTAATTTTGACCGCAGAAGCGCAGAGTTCGTAGAGATTCAAGCTATCTATAGGCGCACTAACGGACGTTATGTTCAGCAGGTACGCCGAGAGCGAATGGGAAGGGCCATGGAAAAAGCAGAAGCGCTACACGGACCAGTGCCCTACCCCACGCGCATACAGTGGATGACAGACGTAGAACACAAGTGGGCAAAACGGCGTTTAGAATTTCTTACTACCGTCCGCAGCAACTCAGGCGGCGAGCACCTGTCGACCGAAGATCGCACTGAGGCTCTGCTCGAGTTCTGGGACGTAATAGACACCGAAATACATGAAGGAGACTTACCGCCATGGAACTAAAAAAGGCGTGGAGCTATTCCGCGCTAACAGCCTTCGAGACCTGCCCACGCCGCTTTCAGCTAACGCGAGTGACAAAGCAGGTACGAGAGTCCCAGACTGAAGCCACGGTCTGGGGTAATAAGGTACATAAGGCTCTTGAGGACTTCGCCAGAAGCGGCAAACCTCTCTCGCCCGATCTCGAGAGATACGCAAAGTACGTTAAGAAAATACAAAGCTACGAGGGTAAGCGTGTCGTTGAAGAACGCGTCGCGCTTGACCGAAATTTCAGACCAACGACATGGATGGCCAAGGACGTCTGGGTTCGTGGCATCATCGACATCGGCGTCGTTGGTTCTGAGAAAGCATACTTGCTCGACTGGAAGACAGGCAAACGTCGCCCAGACTCTAACCAGCTAAAGCTCTTTGCGGCGCTGGCGTTTGCGATGTACCCTTGGGTAGACAAAGTTGTGACGGGGTTTATTTGGCTCAAGACTTCCGAGTTTGATAAGGAGGTGTTCACGCGTGACCAGCTACCAGAGATATGGAGCGAGTTTATGCCCCGTCTAGCGCGGGTAGCCATCGCCTACGATCAGGACAAGTGGACCCCTAAACCGAGCGGGCTCTGCAAGAAATGGTGCCCAGTGGGTCGCCAGCTATGCGAATTTTGCGGAGAGTGATATGTTACGAAAAATGCAGGTCGATGATATAATGACGCTGACAAACAACGAGCTTCTCGAAGCCGCGGTTAAAGAAAAGCACCTAACCTCCATCGAGCTGGAGCTTTTGCACCGTTTAGAGAGCTATGTTGCTATGTACGGCGACTATTTAGAGGAGCAAGTTCACTGATGGGTATGACTCCAGAGGGCAAAGTTAAGAAGAAAGTCAAAGAGTACCTCCAGTCTATCGGCGCGTGGTACTACATGCCTGTGATTAACGGCATGGGCCGCGTTGGCTGCCCAGACATACTGGTCTGCTACAAAGGTTTATTCATGGCGTTTGAGACGAAGGCACCCGGCAAAATAAAGAACGTCACTGCTAACCAAGAACGTGAAATTAACGACATAATAAGTGCTTACGGGTTAGCACTTGTTGTTGACGACGTTGAACAAGTGAAGGAGGCTATCAATGAACTTACCAGAAAAAATAATCCGCGCTCTGACGAATAACCCCGCGATGTTTTCGGGCTTATTGTTAGAGAGGCGAAAAGAATTTATTGAGTGGTTGCGCGAGAACACGCACGTCGTGGGACAGTTTCTGACCTACGCTCAGATGCTCAACTGCCGCGGGGGACGTGCCTACTACTCTGCTTACTGCATCCGCGAACGCATTCGATGGGACACGCTCGTTAGCGAAAACGAGACGCAGTTCAAACTATCGAACAACATGACGCCCTTCATCTCCCGATTGGTGATGGAGATCGACCCAAGCCTGAAGGGCATGTTCAGGGTTAAGAAAGGAGCAGACTATGACCAAATCGTGGAACCCAGCATTAAACCTTGCGCGTGAGCATCTGGAAATGCGGGATATGATCGAAGAGCTTCAACACGGCTTAATCACGTACAACGCGTGGGTGAAAAAATACAAAAACTTTATGTGCGACACTCACGTAGAAATGTACGTCAACGATGTGCTCGAAGCCGAAGAAAGGTTCACCCCACCGTCGCAAAGGATACAACACTAATGCCAAAGTCATCCAAGCAGGAGTTAGCCACTAAGGCAGCTTACAACAAGAAGCCGAAAGTGCAGGCAAAACGCGTGGCGAACAACAAAGCCCGCCGCGAGGCCGTTAAAGAAGGCCGCGTCACGAAGGGTGATGGTAAGCACATCGACCACAAGGTGCCACTCGACGCTGGCGGTAGCACTGCCAAGTCAAACACCCGTGTGGTGAGCGCCGCAGCTAACAAAGGCTGGCGTGGTAAGAAACCCGGCATGTACACAAAAGGAGGGAAGTGATGATAGAGAGACTAGGAGCGGACGGTAAGTTTTATACCGACAGCAAGGCTGAAGAACGAGTTTGGGCATACCTGTTGAAGCATAGAGCAACAGCCGACGCCATAGACATCGCCCTAAACTGCGACATCACTGAAGCCGAAGCACAAAGTTACATCGACCGGATTTCATCCGAGACTTGGCGCTACAATCTGCCAACGCGTGACCACAATATTGGAGAGTCAAACTACGCCAAGCACAAGATACAGCCATGGGACATCTGGCTAGAGTACCAGCTAGACCCTTGGGACGCTAACATCATCAAGCGCGTACTTCGAGACAAGCCCGGCCAACGCCGCCTCGACTACGAAAAAATCAAGCACGTCTGCGACGAACGCATTCGACAAATAGACGCAGAATTAGATGAGGTTTCCCATGTTAGTCTGGAAAGAAAAGAAAGCGCTGCTGCTTAAAAGCAGAACACCCGAACGCATCACAAACATTATACCATCGGCTAAGACCTTCACAGTTAAAGGTATCCCCTACGTGGCGGTGCCACACAAGCTAGCCGAGACCAAGATGCTAAAGAACTTAGGCTACGAACCCCCTGCTCCAATACGTGAATATTACGACTGGCCGGGCCGCTTCAAGCCGTTCGATGCACAGCGCGAGGCTGCTGCGTTCTTATCTATGTATGATCGTGCGTTCAATCTGTCCGAGCTAGGCACGGGTAAGTCACTCGCGTCGTTGTGGGCATACGACTACCTGCGTGGCATCGGTAAGGTGAACAAGGCGCTGATCGTGTCGCCGCTCTCCACTCTGGAGCGCACGTGGGCCGACGAGGTGTTCCAACACTTCCCACACTTAGAGACTGCGGTACTGCACGGCTCCCGTGATAAGCGCGTAAAGATGCTCAAGACCGACGTGGACATCTACATCATTAACCATGACGGCCTACAGATCATCGAGCCGCACCTCAAAGACCGACCTGACATCGACATCATTATCATCGACGAGATCGCACAGGCTGCGCGCAACGCAGGTACAGATCGCTGGAAAGCAATCAACAAGGTTGTGAACCGTCAAGGTATTCCACGCTACTGCTGGGGTATGACGGGGACACCAACACCGAACGCTCCTACAGACGCTTGGGCGCAGTGCAGACTGATTAACCCTGAGAGCGTACCGCCGTACTTCAATCGCTTCAAAGGGCAAGTCATGCGGCAGCTTGGTCAATTCTCGTGGATTCCTAAGTCCGATGCTACCGAGATCGTTCAAGCTGTGATGCAGCCATCAGTCAGGTTCACCCGCGACGAGTGCCTCGACTTGCCACCATTGATGTACGAGACGCGCCAAGTGCCGCTGACCAAAGAGCAGAACAAAGCCTACAAAGAAATGGTCGCGCGGATGCGCACTGAGGCTGAAGAAGGTGAAATCACAGCAGTCAACGAAGCGGTCAAGATGGGCAAGTTAGTCCAGATTGCCTGTGGCGTAGTCTACTCCAACGACAAGAAAGAGATTACCATCCCGTCGTCGCCGAGGATTGAAGAGACCCGCGAGATCGTACGCCAAGCAGAGGGCAAGGTGATCGTGTTTGTACCCTACGTTAGTTCGGTACGCATGGTCGCTGAAGAACTCAGCAAGGACTTCTCAGTTGAAGTGATCCACGGGGGAGTAAAGAAAGATGAGCGTGACCGTATATTCGGTGCGTTCCAGAAGAGCAAAGAACCAAAGGTTATCGTGGCACAACCCGCCGCTATGTCCCACGGTCTGACGCTGACGTCCGCATCTACCATCATTTGGTATTCATGCGTCACGTCGAACGAAGTCTTCGAGCAAGCCAACGGTCGGATCAACAGACCCGGCCAGAAGATGAACAACTTCATCATAATGCTCGAAGGTACTCCAGTAGAGAAGCGCATCTACAAACGTTTACGGACCAAGCAGAAGATGCAAGGTGCGCTACTGGACGAAATCAAGGCAAATCGGGAAGCCGTGATGTCTTGACCCCTGATCGCATATGAACTAATCTGTTTACATGTGAACACACCTAGAGGTAACTGACACAATGGACTTACTTAAACCTGAACAGGTTTCGGAGAAGCTAGGCATCACCAAAGCAGCACTACCCGGTCTGCGAAGGCGAGAGGCTAGCTTCCCCCAACCGATAAGAGTCTCGCAGAAGGTTCTGCGTTGGGACGAAGCTGAAATTGACGAGTGGCTAAACTCAAAAAGGGAGAAAGAAGATGGCAACAATATCAGAACTGGATGACTTATCGCTGCTAAAGATATTCATCGGACTGCGCGAAAGACGCGCACAACGTAAAGCCGCGTACTCGGACGACGACTCCGGTGACAAAGGCAAACAAGACAAGATCGAAGTAGAGTTTCTCAAACGGTTTCAGTCGCGTGGCATCGACAACGTGGCTGCCCGTAACGTAGGAACTGCTTACAGGTCAACACGTGCGTCTGCCACTGTAGGCGACTGGGACTCGTTCCTCGATCACGTCAAAGAAAACGGTGCTTGGGAGATGCTAGAGCGCCGCGTCAACAAGACTGCTGTTGAGCAGTTTAAATCCGTCGAAGGTGATCTCCCACCCGGCGTCAACTGGTCGGAAACACAAGTAGTAAACTTCCGCCGCAAATAACTCAGAGGTAAATACAATGGCTAACGATATGGTCGCTTTTGCGGCAACAAAACTGCCCGCTCACCTAGCGGGAAAAGTAAAAACTGACAACGTCTTCGCTAATGCGGTGTCGGCTGGCGGCTTCCCTGTCATTTCCATCAAGGGGAAAGTTTTCCACATCCAACGTGGTGACGATAAAACACTTGTAACTAAGGGGGAGGAGGGCGAACCAGCTGCTTCACTCGAGGCAATCATTGTCGCGGTGAACCCACACAAGTCCAAGGTCTACTACGACCACGGTTACGAAGAAGGTTCAGTGGCGAAGCCTACATGCTACAGCAACGACGGCATTGCTCCAGCGGCTGACGCTGATAACGCGCAATCTAAAAAGTGCGCAGTTTGCCCACACAACCAGTGGGGGTCACGCATCACCGACAGCGGAGGCAAAGGCAAAGCATGTGGTGACTCTATGCGCTTGGCACTATCACCACCGGACCAGCTAAACGATCCAATGCTCATCCGCGTACCTGCGGCGTCACTGAAAACGCTTGGTGCCTACGGCGCACAGCTGGCGAAGCGTGGTGTAGAACCTCATCACGTGATGACGAAGATCGGGTTTGACTACAACGTGGCCCACCCTGCCCTGACCTTTAAGGCAATGCGCTTTGTAGAAGCAGAAGAACTTGCGCAGATCGAAGCTGTGCTGGTCGAAGAAGCCGAAACCATCGCTTCGATCACAGGAACGTCTAACCCTATAACGCCAGAGACCGAGCACAAGGCTGCCGAGGTGGCCCCCACGCCTGTAGCACCTTGGCCTTTACCTTTACCTGTAGCTGCACCTGTAGCTGCACCTG